CTCTATTAGAGATAACTTGCGAAGCAAAATTTAAGATTGTAGCTCCTGCATAGCTTTTGTAAAGGGAAAGCGGAATTCCGAATTGTTCACAAACGTAAACATAGGAATCTGCTAATTCTTTATTACTAATAACTATATCATCACCTAATACTCGATAGTATGAACTATCAGGTATAAAGTTTTGTTTGATACGGAAGTAGGAGAATTGTACTATAGCATGATGCAATAGAGCAAGGCAACCCCATGAGGATAAGAATCCCATAGGTTGACCTCTCGTATATCGAACGGCTGCTAAGCCATGTTCAGCCAGGTCTTCCATTTCCTTTGGAACTTTAAAAGGTCTGTTCATAATAGTATTCCAAGCTTTAGCAGCTTCGGGTCCTATTAGAGAAGATAGTAATGGAAAATATAATTCTTTTGGTATATTATCAGTTGCTGATTTAAGATCAAATGACCAGAATTTGGAACCATAGTTCATTCTTACGAATGAATCTAAAGCACCATCCTGATCAAATGTCGCATCAGTAGACATACGCCGCAGAATATCAAAGATCTTTTCGTGCAATGGTTTAAACAACCATTGTGTCCAATAATCTCCGATGGCAAAAACTCTAATTTTACCTGCAGCTTCATATTTAGTACATAATCGACCGATACAGGCTTGCAATCGTAAAGCATCAAAGGAAGATATTTCTCCCGGATGCCCTTTATGTAAGATTTCCTTTTTAAGGGATTCTCCCATAAAGTCACGAGCAGCAACTGTACCCATGATTTGAGTAAATATGTTACCGAACTGCCAATGATCAGTTTTAAAACTATATTGTTCCATTGCCTGATATATATCAGGAAAGAAATGATATAGATTAAAATAATCAAGCGTTCTCCAGGTTGATGAGATACTACCCATTGGTCCGGACGAATATATAGTGGGCTCTTTACAAGAGTAATCACCTATTTTCGGAAGACCTTTAGATATAAGTGGTATCCAACTAGATAAGAAGATTTCGAATTCGGAAAATATAGGAACTTTAGTCACTTCTTCAAATGAAGGAGCGATTATAGTTGATATATCTACGTCTCCGTAATCCATACCTAAACCTTTATATGAGTACAAGACAGAAGTAACAATATGAATATAATTTATATTATTATTTCTAATCTCTCTTCTATACATAGCAGGAATAATCCAGGGTAAACCATTAGAAAGTTTCACCTTAATACCATGTTCAGTAGTACTTGATAGAGGAATTCCTCCAAGGAAACTGTTCACAGCATAAAGTGAAATTTTCAGATATTTAACAAAATTTTCATTTCCGATTTTCGTCCAAAGGACAAAAAGTCTAGAGATAAATATTAGGTTATATCGGTTAACACCTTCTACTTTCTTCTTTTTGAGAAAAAAGAGATATTCTATGTAAG